CTGAGGGCATGGGCTGGGCGGCCGTGGCCTCTGCCGCCGGCGGCTGGGACGAGGTGCCCCGGGACCAGATGGCCATGATCCACAAGAAGGAGATGGTGTTGTCCGCGCCCCTGGCCGAGAAGATCCGGGACATGACGTCCAGAGGGCAGGGCGGGGGCGGCGACACCTTCCACGCGCACTTCCACGGCGTAACCGACAAGTCCTGGTGGTCCGCCAACCAGGGCAACATCCTGCGCCAGGTGGCCGAGGCATTCAAGATCCGGAGGAAGCCATGAGCGGCACCTTCCCCGCCCTCCCGGGCATCGACCAGGCCATCAAGCGGACGCCGATCTATTCCACGGTCGTCCAGGTGGCGCCCTCCGGCAAGGAGGCCCGGGCGGCGTTCACAGCCACGCCCAGGTATCGGTACGAGCTGCCCGTGAATTTCCTGCGCCAGGTGGGCTACCGCACCGGGATCGCCGACGAGCTGGCGCTGATCCAGACCCTGTTCGACAACAACAAGGGCCGGTGGGACACGTTCAGCTTCACCGACCCAGTGGACGGGGTGATGCGCACCTGCCGGTTCGACCAGGACAACCTGCCGCTGGAGAAGATCGCGGAGAAGGCATGGAAGGTCGACGGGGCCATCGTGCTTTTCTCGGTGAAGCCATGAAGTACGCGACGCCCGCCATGAAGGCGCTCCTGGCCTCCGGGCCACTCTTCCAGGCCGACCTCTACACGATCACTCTGCGGGGCGGCACGGTCCTGCGCTGGACCTCGGCGGATACAGCCCTCACCGTGGGCGCCGATACCTGGACACCTCCCACCGACACTGGCGGGAGCACTGCCGAGCAGTACCGCATCGACACCGTGCACCTGGCCAACATCCCCGCAGAGAAGGAGCGGCCCTACAATTTCACCGGCCTGGCCGTGGACGCTGCCGGCAACCTCTATGCCGGGGACCTCAGCAACAGCTACATCGTCTGGAAAATCACCCCGGACGGAACCATTGCCAACAGCGCGGCCCCGGATGGGACCGTGTTCCTGGTGGACCAAAACTCGGTCTGGAGAATCGCCCCGGAGAACCCCGGGGTGGACAACCTGGTCGCCAATGCAGCCTCATTCATTGACCCGGCCTTTCCTGGATCCGGCATTCCCCTGTGCAACGTGGTATACGACCCGGCCACCACCGACCTGTTCGTGGGGCGCTATTTCATGGGCACGCGCATGGACATCCTGAGGGTCACACAGGAGGGTAACATCTCAGTCGTCTGCTCGGGCCTGGACGTGCTGCTCCCTGGCCTGAACTATCCCACCCAGTCCCTGAAGGTGGTCGACGGGGTGCTCTACTACCTGGCCACGGACGGCGCCGGATCCAGCAAACTGGTGGCATTCAATACTGCCAGCGGCGCGGTCCTGTCCCAGAAGGCATTCCCGTCGGGCTCGATCAACCAGGTTATGGCCATGGTGAACGGCGGCGGGGGCTGGTCCACGAATGAAAACACGGAATCATCCAGCCATGGCCTGAATCTCTACAACCAGGCACTGGCGGTGGTGGGGGGATTCAGCGTGGGGACGTCCCCGGTGGACGGGCTTGCCGGCTCCGGGACCTGTGCCCCGTGGTTACACGGAGCGGTGGTGGGCCCGGACGGCAACACCTACCTGACCGAGAACTACGACGAGACGTTCAGCAGCGACTATGTGATCCGCAAGGTCACCACCATCCCAGCCATCACCAACCCCGGGCCCCTGATCCAGCGCGGCGGCATCCGCAACGCCCGGGGCCTGGAGGTGCAGACCCTGGACGTCACCCTGCTGTGCGCCAACCAGCCGGCCCTGGGCGGCGTCTCCATCCAGCGATACGCCCTCAACGGCGGGTTCGACGGCGCCGCCCTGCGGGTGGACCGGGCGGTCATGGCCACCTGGGGCGACACCAGCGCCGGCATCATCTGCCTGTTCGAGGGCAACGTGGCCGGGGTCGACCCCAGCTCCACCAAGGTGGTGCTGCACCTCAAGAGCGAGCTCGAGAAGCTGCAGATCCAGATGCCCAGGGTCCTGTGGCAGATCTACTGCAACAACTGGGTGGGCGACCACGCCTGCGGCGTCAACCTGGCGGCCTACACCGTCACCGGCATCGCCAGCGGCACGCCCACCACCACCAGCCTGCCCGGGGCACCGGCCCAGCCGGACAGCTACTACCGGGACGGGGTCATCGTCATGCTCACCGGAGCCAATGCCGGGGCCCGGCGGTCGGTCGCGGCCTACGCCGACGGCATCCTGGTGCCGGCCGTGCCCTTTCCTGCGGCCCCCGAGGTGGGCGACACGTTCAGCGTCTACCCCGGCTGCGACCGGACCAAGGGGGATGGCGGCTGCGCTCGGTTCTCCAACCTCTCCAGGTTCCGCGGCATGCCGGACATCCCGGTTGCGGAGGCCTCGATATGACCCCGGCCCGCGTCCTCGTCGTCGCCGAGGCCCGCACCTGGTTGCGGACCCCTTGGCACCACCGGGCCCGGGTCCGCGGCGCCGGGGTCGACTGCGGCCAGCTGCTGGCGGCGGTCTACGAGGCGGCCGGCGTCCTCCCGCACGTGGAGTCCGGGACCTACCCCCGGGATTTCATGTGCCACCGGGACGAGGAGCGCATGATCAGCCTGGTGCTCGATCACGCCCGGGAGGTCGCGGCCCCGGGCCCGGGCGACATCGCCATCTGGCGGTTCGGCCGGGTCTACTCCCATGCCGCCATCGTCACCGACTGGCCGCGGATCATCCACGCCTACGCCCAGGTGGGCGAGGTGGTGGAGGACAACGCCACCACCAACCAGCGCCTGGCCTCGCGGCCGGTTCGGTTTTTCTCTCCCTGGGGTGAGGCATGAGCGGTCTTTACAAGGGCCAGCACACGAGCGTCGACCGGATCGCCGGCATCCAGCTGCAGACCAGCTGCCAGGGTGGGGGCGTGGCCATCATATACGGCACCAACCGCACCACCGGGAACCTGCTGGATGTGGACGATTTCACGGCCCACGAGGTGACCACCAGCGTGGGTAAGGGGGGCGGGTCCACCTCCAGCAGCTGGTGGTACTCGGCGGGGGTCATCCTGGGGATCTGCCAGGGCCCGATTGATGGCATCAACCGGGTGTGGCGGGACAGCGAGAACGCCTGGGGCCTGGACCACTACGGGTTCACGCTGGTGCTGGGCAACATCCCCCAGGAACCCTGGGGGACCTGGGTCACCAAACACCCCGGCAAGGCCAGCGCGTTCGCGGGCGTGGCCTACGTCGCCAACGCCAACGCCGACCTGGGCACCACCGGATCGGTGAAGAACTACAGTTTCGAAGTGCGCGGCCTGCTGGCCACCGAGGCGGACCTCTCCGCCCCGGACATCGAGATCGGCACTGGCGACGGCAGTACCGCCCATTTCCCGCTCTACGATGGGATGGGCCACCACCTCACCAGCATGCAGCAAATCCACAACCCGGAGATCGTGGTGGGCGGGGTGACGGTGGACCCCAGCACCTACGTGATCCGCAACGGCTGGACGGAGACGGTCACAACGACCATCCGGCATGATGGCGAGACGGTGGATTCCTGGACCTCCACCCGCACCAACGACCGGGCCAACCTCTACATCGTGTTCGCCACCGCCCCGGCCCACGGCGCCGCAATCATCTGGGGGCGCGGGGCCTGGATCCCCTACGACGCCCTGCCAGAGGTGGTGATCCCCGATTTTCTGTCGAACCCGGACTACGGCGCACTGTGGAGTGCCGCCAAGGTCGGTGACCTGGCCACCGGGGCGTGGTCCTTCGCCACCTACTGCAAGGCCATGGGGTTCGTGATCTCCCCGGTGATCAAGGAACTGCGGCCCGCGGCCGACCACCTCCAGGAGATGCTGGACGCCTGCAACAGCGAGGCGGTCTGGTGCGCTGGGCCCGATGGCATGCAGCTGACCCTGGTCCCGTACGGCGACCAGGAGGTGACCGCCAACGGGGTCACCTTCGCACCGAACACCACCCCGCTCTATAACGTGGGCTACGACGATTTCCTGGGCGCGGTGGACGAGAACGGCGAGCCCACCGGCGAGGACCCGGTTTCGGCCTCCCGGACCAGCCCCGCGGACGTGTACAACACCGTGCCGGTGCAGTTCAACGACCGCTCGAACAGCTACAACATCGCCAGCGTGGATGACCCGGAACCCTCCGACCGGGCCCAGAACGGCCCCAAGGTGAGCCAGGCCCTGGTGCTCCCCTGCATCACCCGGCACGTGCATGCCAAGGTGATCAGCCGCATCCGGGCGCAGCGCAACGTCAACGTGCGCATGGTCTACACGTTCAAGCTGGGCTGGCGCTACATGCTGCTTGAGCCCATGGACATCATCACCATCAGCGACCCGCTGCTGGGGATCGAATACCAGGCCGTGCGCATCATCGACGTCGAGTTCCCCGACGAGGCCGGGGAGGGCGGCGGCTGCACCTACACCGCCGAGGAATGGCCGTTCGGCACCGGCCACGCCAGCCCGGGCAGCACCCTGGACCAGAACAGCAACGCGGTGCCCAACACCGCCATCAACCCGGGCGACTGCAACCCGCCAGTGATCGCCGCAAT